TCATCTGTTGCAAACGACTTCATTGTTTCTAATCTAGGGTAGTTCATTACGATACCAACATCATCTGTCAGTTTAATGTTAGAATCATGTCCAACTTCACGTTTACACTCAACTTCAGTCAAGTTGATTTCAACGTCTACTTTTGTTTCCATATCATCTGGACATGTTAGTTTAACTCTTGCTACTTCACCTACTGACTTTGCTCGAATTTGTAGGAAAACATATTCCAAATCAAAGAAAGGTAGGACTTTTGGATTCAACTTTTCAAAGGTGCAGGCTGAAATAATCTCTTCAACCGCTCTCAAAATGTCTTCATTTTCTCCTGTTGACTGTGCAACAAGAAGAAGTTTCTCTTCCCTAACTAGGAAAGGACGATATTCAACTTTTTCGCCAGTTGAAGGAAGAATCAATTCATACTTTGATGAACTCAGTGATGGTAATGCCATTATATTATCTCCTATACATTACAATTTAAAACTTGATTCCAAGATTTCCAAATGGGCGTCTAGTGACACCTTGGAAGAAATTCTTGAAAGCAACAACCTTTTGTTGTGCTTGCACAACCTGATTTCTCGCTGCCATAACATCATTAAACGCCTGTCCGGCCTGTCTCACGATATTTGGAGTAGTGATACGTTGAGGTGGGAATGAATCCCCCAAAACGCCCTCAGTAATCTGTCTAATACCTCTATTAGAACGAATATTTATGATGGGTCTAGAAACCCCAACTCTTGTAGATGAGATATCATCATATGCTTCATCCACTTGAATTGCTCCACTATTGGGATCAACATAGATAGGAACCCATTCTCTGAATGCAAGTCCTACTGAACCTTTAACAATATTGTTGGAGTCTGAATGACTATAATCAATAGCATTAACTGTTTTAGGGAATACATCCCTAATTTCTATACCACATGTTCTATTGTCTGCTTCGTCTAATTGAAACACACGCATTTTACTTACATACTGATCGTAGTATGCAACGTTATATGTTCTTGGATTTACTATCTTATCTTGCCAATCATTGAAGAACCAACGCTCTTCATGATTATTATTCATGTAGAACCCAACAGTAATTTCTTCTGCATATGTCAATCCCTGAGCAACTTCATAGGTTGGGCCATATACGTTTTCGTTTGTTACGGTTCTAATGTTTTTGCCTGGAAATGATACTGAGTCGATTCTGATAGATACTTTACGACTATAATCACTCACTGCTTTTGGCGAGTAAATCTCTGCTTCGAATCTATTTGTTCTGGCTGTGTTTCTTAAAGTTGCTTGAAACTCATCCAAAGTAAAGTTTGCCATTATTGTGGTCTCCTAGGCGCTCTAACCATTCTTCTAGAGTCCCTGTATACTTGTTGTTCATTTGCTCTCACAAATTGTTGCACTGGTAACAGAACAGCAACCATCATTTCTTCAGCAGTGATAACTCTGAATGGAGTTTTGACATGATCGTATAGATATCTTTTAACTGTTGGCCTAACCAAAGGATTTCTTTTGATACGGTTCCAAGTTAATTTAATTCTTGTTGATTCGTCCATACTTTCATTATTCGCATATTCAGAGATTACATTTAGTAGTTTCAATCTCATAGGAATAGATAGGTAGTGAAAATTCAGTCCCATAAATCCATTACGCACTTCACCCAATGGGGTTATTGGCATAATCAGAGGGAACCTATCATAGTAAGGTAGAACATTTGTGTTATTTTTATATTTGGGGTCATACATGAAAAAGTTCATGAGTCCAAGGTTCGGCCTTGTTACAACTAATCCCTCACGCACAAGTTGTCGTGAAGGAACGTCACCAAGTTCCTTTACCTTTTCTCTGAACCAGCGAATAGAACGATCCTTGCCGCCAGTCTTTTCTAGTATGCCTTCAATTAAATCTGCCATACATGTATTTATACAGACTAACCAACATGGTCTTCAGTAAGAATTTTAAATTCCATGCCTCTATCATTACACCACTCAATTGCTGCCTCCCACTTTGCTTTATTAACACCCCAAGTGCGAACCTCATTGATAAACCGTTTGGTTTTCTTTTTGGGGATAGGTGGTGGGCCACACTGTTTCTTAGGTTTGACTTCTATGATGATTTTCTTGATAGAACCATCTGCCTGTTTCACCTTAATGTAAAAGTCTGGAAAGTAACGGTGTCTTCTACCGTCAAGGGGGGATATATAAGGTATGATAACTTCTTCACTGCCCCACTCAAGGATTGCAGAGTTGTTATCACAATAAACCATAAAGTTTCGTTCCCAGAGTGAACGGTAGAATATCTTGTCTACGTTACCTCTGTATTTCTTTATATTTTTTGGGGTGTATCTTCCACTATATGCCATGCTAAACCGTATAAATACTTGAAAGGAATTATTATAGGACTATTTAGATGCCTGCAACACTATATCCAACAGCCTCTGGTTTAACAGATGCAATGTCAAGTTTCAGAACTGGTGGTTTAACATACCCCAATGATGTTGGAACTATGTCACGAACATCTCACTATGTTCAGTTCTTTGTCAACGAACAAAGTGAAGGTTCTGCATCCTTCTCTACAGGAGCATTTGCAACTGCTCCCGCTGGACGCCCAGAGAGACTTCCTGGCACTCTCCAAAGAGCTCCGACTCGCCGTGCGCTGGGGTCTATTACTCTATACATGCCTAGTCAGATTCAAGTGTCTCAGAAAGCAAACTATGGTGAAGCAGAGATTGGTATGGTTGTTGCCGCTGCATTAAAATCTGGTGAATCTTTGGTTGGTATGATGGAAGGTTCTTCAGAGTTTGACTTAGGACAGTTTGCGTCCACAGTAGGCGCACAGGCAAGGAACACTCTTGGTGCCGCACTAGAAGGCGCAGGCGCAACAGGCGCTCAGGCTGCAGTTGCAATCACACAAGGTAAGACTACCAACAACAGAACTGAAATGAAGTTTGAAGGTATCGACAGACGTTCATTCAACTTCACGTTTAGACTATTGCCTCGTTCTCCACAAGAGGCACAAAGAATTCAAGAAATCGTTACTCTGTTCAGACTCCACTCTATGCCTGAGTTTGATAGAGGTGACTCATTGGGTAGAACATTGATTGCACCAAGCACATTCGATATCCAATATACCCCAGACGAACACTTGCATAAAATCTCTACATCTGTTCTTGAATCGGTTGATGTTAAGTATGGTGGAGATCGTCCACAGTTCTACAAAGACAACCAACCCACAGAAACCGAATTGACTCTAACCTTTAAAGAACTTGAGATTGTCACTAAAGAAAGAGTTGCACAGGGATACTAATACATGTATTTTAGAAAATTTCCAAGAATATCATATGACGTTAATGGTGACGGTAACGTCAAACTAATGACAGATATCACACGAAGAATTAATTTGCTTGATTCTTCCCTATTGAAGTATGTATCGTTTGATTTCTATGATGTGAGAGATGGTGAAACACCAGAGGGTATTGCACACGGTTATTATGGTGACGCAAACATGCACTGGTTGGTTATTCTTGCAAACAATGTTATTGATTACTACACAGATTGGCCAATGACTGTTCAACAGTTTGAAGCATATGTGCATTCTAAGTATGATAACGTAGATGAAATTCATCACTACGAAGCCCCACAAGAGTCTGGTGATACCAGTGTTATAATCGAATATCCAACAGATGCGGCAACAACAGTTCCTAGTGGTGCAACTGCAATCACTAACTATGAGTATGAAGAACGACTTCAAAATGATAAGAGAAGAATTCGACTCATTCGCCCAGAATACGCAGGCAGAATTAAGACTGAATTTGAAAACAAAATTAAGGTATAATGATTAATGGCAACTATTCAATACGCCGGTGAGTATAAAGTTGAGGTATGTGAAATTCTCTCCACTTCTGGAGCGATTCTGGATGTGCGTGATTTGTTTTCGACTATCAGTATTTTCGAAGACATTTTTCAAAACAGTATCACAGGTTCTATCACACTCGTAGATACAAACAATCTACTTACCAACCTTCCTATCATTGGACAGGAAAAACTCAGACTCAAGGTGTTTACCCCAAACGCAGATGACGATACTTCTCGCACTGCGGCCATTAACTATACTGAAACTCCACTATACATCTACAAGATTGAAAGTAAAACACAAGTCAACGATCAGACGATTGCATACTCACTTGGTTTTACAACTCCAGAAGCAATTCGTAACAATCGAATCAGAGTATCACAGTCATTTGAGGGGGAACCCTCTGAAGAGATGGTTCGTGAGATTATAAGAGACCCAGAGATTCTAAACTCTAAGAAAGAACTCTACTACGAACTCACTTCTAACAACTACAAATTCGTATCGCCAAACATGCGTCCAATGGACTTCATCAATGGAGTTGCAAGACGTTGTTTCTCTAAAGAATACAATTTTGCCCCTAGTTTCCTCTTTTATGAAACAGTCAAAGGTTTTTGGTTCAGAACTATTGACAACATGATGGATAAAGAGGTAAGATGGAGCTATTCTGAACAAACACCAAACGTGTTGGCAGATGGTGCATCTAGAACTGATACGGAGGCGAACCTACACAACATTCTAAACTACACTGTGGTTCAATCTGTGGACACAATGATGAACATGAGAAAGGGACTCTATGGTTCTAAGTTGACGATGGTTGACTTTGTGAACAAGACTGTAGAAAACTTTGAGTATAACTACTTTGAGAAGTTCAATGACGATGTTCACCTAGATCAATATCCAGTTGCATCACAGGCACAGGATGACTATTTTAACACATTGTCAGATTACCCAGATACATGTGTCTACATGCAGTCAGTAGACAGAGACAGTCCAGGCGGGTTGTTTGCACCAAGACATGAGGGTTTCTTTGACTACACAGGAACCGATCAATGGTTGCAAAGACGCAGAGCAAGATTTACATCATTGGATGCTGGCATTGTTTTGCGTATTGAAGTGCCTGGCAATACAACAGTTCAAGTTGGTGACTTGGTTCAAATCGACTTGAGAAACACTGGTGTGTTATCTGGCGAAGACAGAAGAGACCCATATTACAGTGGTAAATATCTTGTGAGGAAACTCAGACATGAATTTACCAGAGGACAAGGTGTGTATAAACACACAATGCATATGGAAGTGGTGAAAGATGCTATCGGAACACCATATCCATCCACAGGTGTCGCCATGCAAGATGGTGGCCCATCAACCGATGTGATTGTTCCAACAGGATCATCAATTACAAACTAACCAAGAAGGAGGCCAAAAACAACTCATTTTGTCATGATTTTTTAATCTAACCATAAGAGGTAAACAATGACCACTAAACTCAAGAACCGACTTCAGAAAATGAAATTTCAACGAACCAATCAGAGAAGAATCGAAGTTGAGGAAATGGAGGATACTAAATACTAT